CTATTGACCGGCAAAGACCCCGGCGTGATCGGTGGCGCGCTCGCCGATTTGGTGGCGATCCTGATTGCCGGGCACCATCCGAGCTTGCGCGACGAAATCCTGAGATTGCACATCGACACGGTGACCGCGCTGATCGAGCCCACCGTCGAGGAAATTACCAAGCGGTACGGCGGGCGGCTGCCCCCGGCATGGCAGAGGCATTAGACATGAAATATGTGGTGATGGTGATCACGCCGACTCAGGTCCAATTCCATCGGTTCAACACTCGCGAGGTCGCCGAGGACATCGCCGAGGAACTAAGGCGCACATTCGAGCAATGGCAAATTTCCGTTTATGAGGATTGAGCCGATGGGCTATGTATTCGTAACGAGCCCATGCTTTGGCTGTGGTCGCATCTTTTCCTATAACCCGATCCGCGTGCCGAGCTATCGCGCGCCCGACGGCGATCGCAAACCGATCTGTCGGGTTTGTGTCGACCGCGTCAACCCGAGGCGGATCGAAAACGGGCTCGATCCGATCCGGGTTTTGCCCGGCGCGTATGAGCCCGCCGACGAATACGAACTAGGCGACGACTAGGCAGCGCGCCGCCGCCAGCGCAGCCCGAGCATCGCGAGCAAGGCCGCCAGCGCACCGGGCAGCCCGGCCCCAACGATAGGCGCGGGCACCGCCGCAAGCTGTGGCACCAGATAGAAGCTTTCGCCGCCATCGGTTGCCCCGCTCCAGCTCGCCCTAAAGATCAGGGCATCGCCCCGGTTGATCCCCGACAGGTCAAAGCCGCTGATCAGATAATCACCGGCACCGTTGCCGTTGCGGATGTCGGGCAAAGCAATCGGCCCGTCGATGTCAAAGATGACGCTGGCCGTGGTCAGGTCGATCAATTGAAAGGTCTGCAACGTCTCGCCATTCTTGGCGGTGTTGATGTCGATGGCCACGCCGAACGTCAGCTTGGCCCCGAGCGCCGCAAACGCGTCATCGAGAAAGCCCGCCGAGTAAGCGGTGCCCTGCACGTCGTTGGCAATCGCTCCGGTGATCGAGGTCGAAAACAGGTTGAACGATGAGTCGTTGCCGGTGCTGTCGAAATTGTTATAGCCAAACACCGAACCGTCGACGATAGGCTGGTGGGCCTGTGTCGTTGCGCAGATGATGCAAGGATCGCTTTGCGATTGCGGCACCGGGTTTTGCAAAATGCTGATCGACAGGTTGTTGGTGGCGGCCTGTGCCGGAACGGCGAGCGCGCACAACACAGCGCCCGCCAATAAAACGCGCTTCATTTGGTGTACCCCTGTTTGAGAAAATTACACGGCTACCGTATCAGGTTTGCCGCCAAGTACATCGGCAATTGCGCAACAAATCTCATGAAACTTGGCCCGGTAGGTTGCGGCATCGCCCGCGTTGTCGCAAAAACACGTCTCGATCAGGATCGCGGGCTCGTCGGTGTGCCGCAAAAAATAGAGGTCGGTGCGTTCCTTGGGGCCGCGATCCGTGAAGCCGCATTTGGCGATAGCCGCCGACACCTCGGCGGCGAGGTCGTGCTGCGTCAGATGGCAAACCTCGACGCCGTGCGCCTTGCCATCGAAAGCGTTGAAATGCACCGACACGTCGAGATCGCGCTCATGGCTGTCGTGCGCTGCAACGATGTTGTGCAGATTGGTGCTTTGGTCGTGACTCGAGTCGTCGTGGAATACCTCGACGGCGACGCCGCGCGCGATTAGCTCATCGGCCAGATGCTCGACCACGCGGCGGGCCTCGTCGACCTCGTCAAAAACCCCGCTCGCGCCGCGCACATATTTGCCGTGCCCCGAGCTGATGACGATGCGGTCATAAGTCATCGGTCCCTCGCCGGTGCAATGTGAAGCTCCTTTGTCATGATGTTGATGACATTATCTAACCGTTGCTTGTTGTCCCGCGTGGTGCTTTCCAGCACCGTCAGCCGGTTGTCGATTACGGCGAGGTGTGGCGATCCACGCACCTCCAGCGTGTTGACCCGCGTTTCGAGCCGCACCGAATAGGCCAACATCGAAGCGCCAGCGGCACCGAGCGCGACGGCTTGCGCGATCAGGAAATACACCAGCGTGGCGTTTTCCTTGACCCAACCTTTAAGCTCGGTCACGGCCTGTTTCGAGTGTTTGCCGGATCGCCAGCCGGTGATGCAATCGGCTCGGGAGCGGCAAACGCCCGCGCCCGAGCCGTCCAGATGCTCGACAGCGCAAACTCGATATCGGCATCAGGCACATTCGATCCATACGCTGGCGGATCGCTCTCGATGGCTGCCGAGATCGTCGGATTGCTCGACACAACATGCGCCGCCATAAGTTGCTGGTGTTCATCGCCGCGAATAACACGACCAGCATATTCAAGCCGGACATCATGATCGGCAGCGCCCGCGTCCTCGCTGGCAACCATCTGCGCGACCTTGAATGCAATCATGAGAACCCGGCCAGAAAATTCCGCGTTTCTCGCCGTCGCGATCAGATCAATCGCAGACATCAACTTTCTCCATTAGGTGAATGTTGCCTTGAGGGTTGGCCCCCGGCCCGCCGCATCATCAATGATCTGATAGGCCCCGTCGTGATTCCTCACGATGACCTCGACCAATGGCGACGGTGGGGACGGCGCGGGAACGTCGACCGTGGTGCGATGCTCATCAAGCGCAGCCGCATAGACCTCAATGGCTCGATCAAGATTGTAGCCGAGGCTGCCGTATAGCGCGCGCGGCATTAGAAATGCAGCCATCACCTAGACCCCCGTAAAAATAATAAACGGCGCAACAATGCCGGGCGGGACGTTCTCGCTCGCGCCCGCGCCGTAGGCTGTAATGCTCACATTGCTTACAGAGCCTGAAGTGTTGCCGTATGTGCTAAGTGGCGCGGCAGCCGACATGCCAACCGCGTCATACCCGGGATTGCCTGAGATTGCGGAACCGTGCACATGCGGAGTTTCACTTTTAGCGTGGGCATGGCTTGTCGTCGATTGGTTGCCGCCAACCGCGCCGATGGTGCCGGAATTTAAACCGGATACTGCCGCCGTCAGTCGCCCGGTCGCTTGTCCAGCATCATAGCCGAACACCGTGCGCCCTCTAGTATCGGGCACGCCAAACGTGGTTGAGCCGTCGCCCGCGCCGTGAGTGGTGCCATAGGCCGAAAACAATCCGGCATATATCGTGCGCGAAACGTTTTGCCCTACGCCAAAAATCCACAGCGGCGGCGCAACTCCGGTGCTTGGATAGGGCAACATCATCCCCGGCTTGATCACCGCGTAAAGCGGATGAACGTGGTCTTCGCGCGAAAAGTTCGTTGAAGCGCCCGCCGCCGCAACGCCCTCTACCAGTGGCAGCGCCGAGCCGGGGGTGCCTAGTCCCGGCGTGCCTTGTGGCCCCTGCGCGCCCTGCGGCCCTTGCGGACCTATCAACGATGTTCCGGCGGGCCACGCGCCCGCCGCCTTGGGGCCATAGATGAAATTTGTGCTGGTGTTGATGTAGAAATTGCCGTCGACACCGACGCCGCTCGTCGGGTTGGTCGTGCCGTAAAGGACAGTATTGCCAGCCGCACCAGCCGCACCGGTCGGCCCCTGCGCGCCAGCCACACCTTGCGGACCTTGCGCACCGGCCGCGCCTTGCGGGCCTTGCGCACCTGTCGCGCCCGCTGGCCCGATCAGCGACGTTCCGGCGGGCCATACGCCACCGGCTTTCGGGCCAAACATGAAATGCGTCGTGGTGTTGATGTAGAAATTGCCGTTGACGCCAACGCCGCCCGTCGGATCGGTCGCACCATAAAGGACGGTGTTGCCAGCGGCCCCGGGCGTACCAGCGGCCCCGGGCGTGCCCGGTGGTCCCGGCGGCCCCGGCGGTCCCGGTGCGCCCGGCGGGCCCGGGTCGCCTATTGCAATGATCTCAACATCGGGATCAGCCGCCACCACCACGTTGTCGTCGGTCGCGTCGTTGATAACGACAACATTGGTGTCCGTTGCCACATCGACGGCGTTGCTCACCGCGACGCCCCGGCGTTGTTGGTCAGCGTACCGGTCCAAATGTTGAGCTTAAACCCGCCGAGGCTCGCAATCATCGAATGGTCATAGGCACCGAGGTCGAGCTGTTCGAGCGCGGCCTGTGAGATCAGCACCGAAAACATGCCGTTGATCGGATCGGTCAACTTAATCTCACCGGTATCGGTGCCGAGGCGCAGATCGGCGGTGACATCCTCTGCGTGTCGTCGCAGCATCATCCACATCATTGCGCCCGTGAGATTGATGGGAACGCCGCTCACGGTTTGATATTGAAACACCCGGTAAAAGTCGGCGTCGTTTTCAACGACGATGTTGACGGTGGCCATTGTTCATGGCCTCGTTGTCGAGATCGCCGCGTAGGACGCATCAATTTCCGCCTTTGTCGTCATCGTGCCGTTGTTGATCGCGGTCACGTTGTTGCTTTCGCAAGTAAAACAATCCTGCACAAACGTCGCCATTTGTTGCAACGCGTGCGCCAGCCCCGCCTCGTCGAGCGGGAAGAACGTACCGTCCGCAAGTTTCCAATTGGTGATGTGGCCAGGATTTGCCACGGCATAATCGTGCGCGCTGCCGAGCGTATTGCGCGCGACAGGATCGCTAAAATAGGGAAGCCCGCCGATGCTGACGCCGAATGACGCCTTGCCGTATCGTTGGTTCGCGGAATAAGCCTTTAGTTCCGGCTTGGTCGGTGGCGGTGGCGGCGGCGGCGGAATAACGGTGCTGCCAGACACGACCCATCCAATTGCAACGCCCGACGTTCCCGTTACCTCCATCCAAACCAGATCGGGATGAAACATCGTCGTGATGTCGTCGGCATCGTTGAGCGATAGCAGCTCGACAACGGTGTTGTTTACAATCCGCGCATACTCGCGCATTAGGCATACTCCCAAATGATGATGAGCCCGCCCGTGCCGTTGCCCCCGGCATACGCAACGCCCTGTTGGAAATTCATAGCGGCGGTGCCGCCAGCCCCATAGCCGAGGCCGTCCGATCCATTGGTCGTCACGCCAAAGCACATTCCGCTTTGGCCATACAGCGAGCCACCGGCATATCCGGCGATGGCCGAATAGGTGCTGTAAATCATCGTCGCAAAGGCAGGTTGGCCCACGACATTGATGTCGCCACCAGATGCGCTGCCGCCGCTTACGGCTGCCGTGCTGAATGGCGTGCTGGCCTGGATTTGCCCGTTAGGCGAACCGCCGGTACCGCCCGTGGCAGACATGATCGCGCCGAAACTACTGGTGCCGCCGGTGCCGCCGTAACCGCCAGCCTGACCAAGGCCCCTTGACCCGACAGTCATACTGAGGCCAGCAAAACCCGCTGTGATGTATTTGCGCGCATAGCCACCACCGCCGCCGGATATGCCGACCGCAAGCTCGGGACCATTACAGACAGGCGCACCGCCGCCCGCACCGCCCGCACCCTGCACCTCGACCAGCACCGCGCGCGTGCCGCCGGTCGGCGTATAGACAACGGTGCCCGGCGTTGTGAACATCCGCACGCCGGTTAGCGCGCCAGCGGGCCCGGCAAGATGGCTGGTGTGTGTCGGCCCGAGCTGAAATTTGGTGCCGTCGTCCCAAAACTCGGCGATGCTCCCGACCGTCAAATCGCCCGCGACCAGCGCGTCGCCGTTGCCATAGGTGACCGCGCGCGCGCCGAGGTTGTTTATGTTGAGCGTTGACGGGCCGGTGTTGGTGTTTGCGATCTTGATAAACCAGCGATTGCCAGCGGTATAGGCCAACAGCGGCGGCGTGGCGTTGATGCTGTATTGATTGGCGGTGCCGGTATCAATGGCCCAATTGAGCCGCCCGCCCTGGATCGAGCGCGACAACTGAATCAGGTCGGCATTGTCGGGCGTGAAACCGCCGTTGCTGATGGCGGCGACGATTTCGCGTTGCGGAAACTCTATCGAGGCGGCGGGCGGGATCGAGCCCATCGTGCCGGTCGACGGATTGCCGTTGATGTACGCGGCATTCGGATCGGAAACGCCGTACGGCTGGTTATATTTAATTTGAGCCTCCCATTTGGCTAGCGGCTGGAATGCAGACCATCCGATGCTCGCTTGTCGGCATAGTAAAATTCGCGCGTGCGAGGGTTCCGCTCACCACATGCCGAGCATGGAGTGTCGAACAATCGCCGAGCTGTCATTTGATCGCTAAGGCGTGCCCGCCATGTCGCCGCCGGTCGTCAGCCCGCTATAGTCGAAAATGATTTCGGTATGGCCGGGCTTCCAGCGGTTCAACAGGCATTCAAGATCGTCGGCGATGCCGATGCGCAAATGCGGATCGACGCCAGCTTGGCCCGACTCGGTGCGAAACCAAACCAGCTTGGCTTGTGCGACGTGCACGGTCCAATAGTTGCGGTTGCCGGGCGGGCCGATTCCATAGTTTGGCCATTCCGACAGCTCGCCGAGCGCGATGTTTTCATCGCCACGCGCGCCTTTGATCGGAATGCCCCACTCGTTATACATCGGGTTCGAGCCGTCGCCGTACACGCGGTTGTCGCCGCAAGCGTCGATGCCAACCACGAAAACCCGATACTCGGTGATGGTGATGGTGTAGCCAATCTGTGCCGCAACACCGATAAAGAACTCACGCGATTGCGCGCCGAGCATCGTCATCCGCATCATCAGAGCTTTGTGGCGCTCGTCGATGGTCAGCGGCGCGTCGTAGCAAGGATCAGGCAAGCCCCACGCGCGCTCCCAATCCGGTAGCAGCTCGATGGTAAGGCGCGGATCGCTTTCTATTTCCAACAGATCGGCGGCGCGGCGGTCGACAGGATCGGCCCAAACACAGCTCAGGCCGCCGATCAACTCCATCAAAACCGAATCGTATTCGCGCGGCCACGCCGGGCCGGTCGGCAACAGCGCGGCGTGTGCCTCGGTGTAATCCTCGCAACTGCGCCGCACGTGCCGGTCAGACATAAATAATAGTTTCCAGCACCGCCATATAACCCGGCGCGGGCATCACGGCGTCGGCAAAGGTCAGGTTGTGGTGATCCTCGCCGACCGCGTTCGATATGGCTTCCTCGATCCACGACCGATAGATGGTTTGCCCCGGGGCGGCCTTGACGAACAACATGTCTTGAATCTCTTGCTCTATTGAGGCCCGGGTCGCCTCGTCATCCTTGGCAAGATTGCTGATCGTCATGTCGAGGAAATATTTGATCGGGGCCATCACGTAACAATCCTTTACCGTCACCGGGCGTTTTTGGTCGATGTAGGCCGCCACCGCCTCGATGTCGGCAGAGTTGGGCCAACCGTCATCAACGGCGCGCAGATCGTCCATCAGGAATCGCACCGTCATGGTGCCGGGGCCTTGTTCGGGCGCGGCCCACGCCCGCGTTACGCCGGGCACCTGTTTGGCCCATGCCACATAATCATATTGCGCGCCGCCCATCGGCGGTTGCTGGATGCGCTCAAGCACGCGCTCGCGCAGCTCGTCATCGCTTTCAACGTCGATGCCGCCGGTCATCTCGACGATGGTAACGGTCCCATCGATACCCGCGAGCGCCCCGACAAACGCCAAGCTCGAGCCCTCGTCGAGGTTGCCCGCCGCGCCGGGATCGATGGCGCGGATCGCCACCGGCGTCGGCCCGCTGCCGACCGTGATCTGTGCGGTGGTTTGGTACAGCACGCCAGCCGAGCCGGTGAGCTGTGTTCCCTGCGGTAGCACGGTGCCGTTGATGCCGGTAGCGGTGCCCGAGCCGCTGGCAAACGTCGCGGGCTTGCGGCCATTGTCGGGCAACCATATTGCCGCATGACGATCGAGCCATTCGGTTTCGGCGGTGTCTGGCAGCAATTGCAACGCCAGCCAATCAATATACAGCAACACCAAAAACGCCAAACCAGCGTTGGCGTCGGACAGCACGCGCAGCACACTATTGGGCACCATTGCCGCCGAGTGCAGATGCGCGGTGATGTAGTCGCGGTTTTGCTGGCGGACCTCGTTAAGCGTCGGCGTTTGCCACGGCATTCAATTCAACTCCCGATCTCGGCCCACAGGGCCTGATATTGTAATTGGATCGCTGGCAACGGGCCGCGCCAAATCGTGATCTGCGCCACGATCTTTTGTAGCTCGGTGCGCGTCACCGTCACGTCAAAGCTTGAACAGATTCGGTTTTCGACAAACGGGCGCAACGCCTCGCGGATGTAGGAATCGATCCGCGCGATGGTCGAGCCTTGGCTGGCCTCGAAACCGGTGATCTTGTGGCGCTCGATCAGCCATAGGCGGCAACCGATGGGCCACGCCTTCCAGATCAGCTCGGCGTCGGTGTCGGCCCACCAGCCGCGCCGGTCGCTGTCGTCTCTGTTTGGCAGCACGTCGTCGGGCAGCGCCAACCGGTTGGTGCCGAGCGCCACGATCACGGCGGTCGCCAATGCCTCGGTTTCGTCGATCAGCCCGCCGGGCTTTTGCAACAGGTCGAATGTCACCGCAAACGGCGAGACGATATCGAACAGTCTGAGGTCGGGCATTATACCTTGGCCTTGGTTTGCTTGGCGGGCGGGCCCTCCGTTAAAACCTTTTGCCCATCCTCGCCCGCGCTATCGAGCCCGAGCCACGTCGGCCCAATGGTTTCAAACCGGGTCGTTGCCTTGTTGCTGACGGTCGGCGAGGTGACCGTGATCTTGTCGGCCTCGATCAACAGCGTGCTATTGCCGACGGTGAATTGCATCTTGGTCGGATGGTTGACGGCCCAAGAGTCCTTGGTCAGCGTCAGGCTGGTCAACGCCTTTTGCGTTGACTGTGCGCCTTGGCCGTCGGTGTCGCCGCCCTGTTGGCCGCCGCTCGTTTGGCCGCCGCCGTCGGTGGCCTTGCCTTGCTTGCCGCTCGCGCCGCCGCTCACGCCGCTTTTCTGCGGCTTT